ATACATCCAACCGATATTGATAAGATACTCTCGGTTAATCTATTGTAGCTAACGGTTTGCAGATAAGCGAAGGCAAGGATTTAGAAAACGAAAATTTAATTTAAAAACAGAATTTAATATGAAAAACAAATCATCATTTTACCACAGCACCCTTGCTTTTGCTTATGTGCTGTTAGTTGCAGTGCTTTTTTGGGTAAGCATTAGTTGCGTTATTCAACGCTTCAAATGTCCACAAATGACAGAAACGCAACTATTTTTATACATACCGAAGTCTTTTGTGTGCGATTGGAAGCATTGCAACTAACTAATGGCTAACAGAATAAACACTACATTTATTTAATTAAATATGAACAATTTAACTGTAATACGCTACACTTTTTTACCATACTTTGCTGGATATTTTCAGAATGGTAATTGGTATAATTCAGATGGAAAGCAATTAAAAGAAAAGTATTATAACGGTAGGGTTTGCATAGATGAAAAAGGTAAGCGATACGGATTAGTAAAGTTAAGAAAGTTTGCAAATAGAGTAGAAATAATCGAAGAAACATTACCATTTTAAAATGAAGTGAAAAACCACACTAAAATATATTTAGACTATTTCGGTTTCACAACAGCCGACTTTATACCTTGTGAGTTATGCGGAGCAAAGGCGGTTGATATAAACCATATCGAGGCTCGTGGAATGGGAGGCTCTAAGAAAAAGGACGTTATCGAAAATTTACAAGCAGTTTGTAGGGGTTGCCATATAATGTATGGGGATAAGAAACAATACAAGGAAATGTTAAAAGAATTACACTTAAACTATATGAATGGCAAAGGTAAATATTAAACCGTTATCGGTAAACGAATGCTGGCAAGGTCGAAGATTTAAGACTGAAAAATACAAAAGTTACGAATTAGAATGTATCTATCTGTTACCTAATAACATAGATATAACTAACAAGCTAAACATTGAGTTTGGTATGAGTAGTAAGTTAAGCGATATTGACAACCCATTGAAACCTTTTTTGGATATATTGCAAAAGAAATACGGAATAAACGATAGGAATATAACAGAGTTAACGGTAAAGAAAACAGTAGTAACTAAAGGCAATGAATATATTTTTTTCTTTTTTTACTAAAAATGTTTTGTACTTAAAAGATTAATAACTACATTTATAACCACTAAAACAATAAGCAATGGGAAACAAGATAATAATAGATGAAGAGTCAGAATCTCAAAAGCTATACGAATGGATGCTATCTGATAAAAGAGAGCCAGCGCAAACATATTTTTCAAGCGGAGTTATTAGAAATATAGCAAAAGAAATTGAGTTAAGAGAGGAAATGTTTAAAAAAAGTTTGGATATTAAATAAATTGTGTATATTTGCACTAACTAAAAACTAAATAAAAATGAGCGACAAAGTATTTATTGGAAGCGGTAAGATTATCCCAACTAAGTTTGGCGAACTTACTAAAATTTCATTCTCTGAGAGTGATATTGATAAACTAAAGGCTAATCTTACAAACGGATGGGTTAACCTTGTTGTAAAAGAAAAGAAAGACAAAGTAGAGGGAAAGCCTACTCACTATTTAGAAGTGGATAACTGGAAGCCTAACACAGATAAAGATGGTAGCAAAAGCGTACCTCAGTTTCAACAAGCGGATGATTTAGATACCCCATTTTAATATTATTTAGAATCAATCTAAATAGAAATAAATAGAAACAATGGCAAGACCAAAAGGAATACCCAAAACGGGGGGGAAACAAAAAGGATATACTTCTGAGCCAGTAAAGAAGGCTCAGGAGTTATTCGTTTCTCTTTTAGAGGGCGAAGTGCCAAACCTACAAGAAGCGTTTGAGTATGTTAGGACAAATGACCCTGCGAAGTATTTAGATATTTACGCTAAATTTGCACAATTCTTTGCTCCTAAGAAAACAGAATTAAGTGGGTCTTTGGATTCAAAAGTAATTACAGTAAAACACCCAAAAGATGATAACGAGTGATAAATTAATGGATTTAGGCTTCGTGCCATTGATAGTTAATAAGACTATCGCATTTAGCATTAACGAGCGTTGTCAGGGAGTGTTAAGTGGAGGTGTATTCTTTTTCAAGTTAAAAGCTGATGGAGAGTACTTTCAAGCTAATAATGTTAATCATTTAAAGTGGTTATACAAAAGAGAGCATAAAGAAAAACTATGTACACAGTAGGAATCTATAAAATTACCAACCCAAGCGGTAAAGTTTATATAGGACAAAGCATAGAGATTGAAAAGAGGCTCTATAAATACAAGTCGGCTAATTGTAAAAAGCAGACTAAGATACTAAATTCTATTAAAAAATACGGATGGGACGCTCATTCATTTGAGATAATACATAAGTGTTTAGCAAGTGAACTAAACGATTTAGAGGTTTATTATATAAATAAATTTAATTCTCTAAATGATGGTCTTAATTTAGCTTATGGTGGACGTTCAAGTTTATTAACAGATGAACACAAGCAAAAGATAGCTAATTCGTTGAGAGGCAAAAAAAGACCTAATAGTGTAGTTGAAAAACAGAAAGCTACTATGGTTAATTTATATAGCAATAAGGTGTTTTCTGAAAAAGAGTTATTAGTATTTAGAGATTTAGCTAAAAATAATCCAAATTTCCTTTATTATAACAATAAGGTTGTATTAGATACCGCAACTGGCGTGTTCTATGATTCATTAAAAAGTGTTTCTAATTTATATGGATTAAACTATAATACACTCAAGGGTAGGTTAAATGGAAGTAAGATTAACAATACAAACTTTATCTATGCCTAATGTATAATGTAGAGTGGTGCAACTGGAAGTATTTAATAAACGAATCATTTATACCGCTTGTAGAGAATAAAGATAGATACTTAATTCTCTATGGTGGGCGTGGTTCGTCTAAGTCTGACTTTGCCGCTAAAAAAATGATTTATAGATGTTTAAGTGAGGACTTTTTCAGATGTATATTAGTAAGAAATACCTATTCATCAATAAAAGATAGTAGTTATCAGAACTTAAAAGATACTATCTACACATTAGGACTTCAAGACCTATTTGAATTTAAACTACAACCTTTAGAAATACATTGTAAAAATGGCAATATGTTCATTGCGAGAGGTTGCGATGATACAACTAAATTAAAGTCGATTAAAGATGCCTCTGCTGTATGGTATGAAGAAGATATACCAACAGAAAATGACTTTATTACTATAACAACCTCTATTCGAACTCAAAAAGCTGAGTATTTACAAGAGATTTTTAGTATTAATCCCGAAGTTGAGGGAGATTATAAAGACCACTGGTTTTATAAACGATTCTTTGGCGATAAAGTAGAGCGTAGTTTTAGTAGCGTTACACCGTTAAAGATAGATGATAACACAAGCGTAGATTTAACATATACAGTACACCATAGTTGGTATAAAGATAATAAATGGTTGCCTAATACATTTGTAGCGTTCTTAATGGACTTACAAATTAAGAATCCGTATTATTATACTATTTACTGTTTGGGGTACTGGGGGAATAAACAGTCGGGCGGTCTATTTTACAAGTTATTTGATAGGGCAAAAAATACAACTAATGTAATAGGTTACAATCCTGACTTAGCATTGCATTTAACATTCGATTTTAACGTCAATCCTTACATGACTGCTACGGTGTGGCAAATAGTCGGCAAGGTAGCTTATTGTATTGATGAAATAGCGTGTGCAAGTCCTTATAACAACACAAAGGGTATTTGTGATGAGTTTACACGTAGATACATGAGCCATAGTGCAGGATTATTTATTTATGGCGACCCAAGTGGTAAGAACGAGGATACACGAAGCGAAAAAGGACACAACGATTATAAGGTAATCGAATTACAGTTAAAAGATTATAGACCAGTTAGCAGGGTATTAAGTAAGCACCCCCCAGTAGTTGTACGTGGTAATTTTATTAATTCAGTATTTTACGAGGGTTTTGAGGGTGTTAATGTTTTAATATCCGATAAGTGTAAGCTAACTATAAATGACTTGCTATTCTTAAAAGAAGATAGCGATGGTACAAAGTTTAAGGAAAAGACAAAGGATAAGGAAAGTGGAGTAAGTTATGAGAAATACGGACATTTTACCGATGGTATGGACTATTTTTTATGTGCTGCATTCAGTACCGAGTTTTCAATGTATCAACATGGACGCAATCCAGTTAGTAGGACAATAGGTAAAAACACATTTAACAGTAAGGTTAAGTATTAAAACTGTTACACTATTTAGTAATAACATTATTTATTTTTAATTTTGATACTTAATAAAACTAATCAATGGCACGTCTTTTACGAAATCAAGATTATTTAAGACAAATTCAAGAAAGTAACATACTTCAAATAATTGAAGAAGATGATACTATTCGCCATTATGTAGAGCAAGCAGCACAATCAGAAATGATTAGCTACTTAGCACAACGATACATTACTTCAAAGATATTTACCGATACAAGCGAATTTGATATTGATGCAACTTACTACGGTAAGAATTTAGTAGAATATACAGCAGCGGAGTACGCTGTTAATGTTGCTTATGTAGTGGATGATAGAGTAGCCTATAAGGGTAAACTTTACAAGAACATTTTAGGCTGTACTGGCGTTGTCCCTACATTTGCAACTAATTGGACTTACATTTGTGAAGATAAAAGTCTTTACTATGCTAAGACTAATGAATCAGAATATAGCCACTCAACAACATACGCAATAGGAGATGATGTTTGGTATAACGATGTTGTTTATACTTGTATAGCTGAATCTTTAGCACATTTACCAACTGATACTGGTTATTGGACAGCAGGAGCGACTTATTCATTTGATGGTTTTTATCCTGAGAATACAACATATTGGACAAAAGGCGATAATAGAAATCAACTTATTGTTACTTACCTAATTGATATTACACTTTACCATTTACATAGCAGAATTAACCCACGTAACATACCTGAGTTAAGATATGTACGTTATGATGGCGGTAATGCTTTGCAAACTGGAGGCGCAATAGGATGGTTAAAGAAAGTATCAAGCGGAGATGTAACAGCAGAATTACCAGTTATTATACCTGAGCAGGGAGTAAGTATTCGTTATGGTAGCGTAACTAAAAACACAAACACGTACTAATGGAAGTATTCGGATTACATATACCATTTACAAAGGTTGCAAATGTTACACAAAATTTGCCTCAGAAAGCTAATATTCAGCGTACGGTTAAGTTTGAACAAACATTACACCGTACACGTCAAGATATAGGGACTTGGAGAGCAGCAATGTTGCAAGCGGAAAGCTTACACTATCCTAATAGACAAGAGTTATACCGACTGTATAAAGATGTAATGTTGGATGCTCATTTAACTGGCCTAATTGCTACACGTAAATACCAAATATTGCAAAGCGAGTATAAGGTAGTTGATAAAGCTGGTAATGAAGTAGAAGATAAAACAGAACTACTTAAACATAAATGGTTCTACGATTTTATTGATTTAAGTTTAGATAGTATATTTTACGGTTTTAGCTTAATTCAGTTTGGAGCATTAGAAAACGATGTTTTTAGAACTATTGATTTAGTGCCACGTCAATACGTTAAGCAAGAATTTGATATAGTAGTAGAAACACCAGCAGCAATAACTGGTGAAAACTTTTTAGATGCAAAATATAAAGGATGGGTTATTGGCGTAGGACAAAAGAGAGATTTAGGTTTGTTAGCAAAGGCAGCACCATACGTTCTATGGAAAAAGGGAGCGATGCAAGCATGGGCAGAATATACAGAGATTTTTGGTACTCCAATACGTATTGGTAAAACAAATGTAAGAGATGAAGTTACACGTAGCAATATGGAAAACTTCCTTAAAAATATGGGGGTTTCTGCTTATGGTGTATTTGATACCGATGATTTAATAGAGTTAGTAGAAAGTAATAGAACAGACGCTTTTGATGTATTCGACAAAATGATTGACCGTTGCAATAGTGAGTTATCTAAACTTATTTTAGGGCAAACTGGAACAACAGATGAAAAGAGCTATTCGGGAAGTGCAAATGTACACGAACGAGTATTAAAGATGTACGGCGAAGCTGATGAAATGCTATTGGACAGTATTTTTACTTATCAGTTAGTTCCATTGTTAAATTTTCATGGTTTAGGATTTGAAGGATTAAGGATTGAGAGCGAAGAAGAAGATAAGTTTAGCTATGAAGAAAAAGCTAAAATAGATTTAGAGTTATTGAAGTATTACGATATAGACCCTATTTATATTGAAAAAGAATACGGTACACCAGTAACTAAAAAGGCTGTTGATAATACTGGAAGCATTCAAAGTGTTAAAAATAAGTTGGACGAATATTATAGCTAATGTGTAAAATCTGCGGAGTAACAAATAGCAGTGAAAACTTATTAGATATTTTTAGTGAAGAAGAAAGAAATAAGTTTTTAAAAGATGTTTATGATGGTATTGTAACAAGTACCAGTTTAGACATTAATTATTATTATAAAGTAGCACGTAAATTAACTGATGGTGTTTATAGTGGATTTGGTCAAGAACTTATTAGAACGCAGTGGGGAACGCCTGACTATGATATGTTATTTAACCTACGTGAGAGTACGTATATATTTTCAGCTGCGAAGAATTACCAACAAACGAAAGAAATAAGTTCTTTGATTAGTAGTGGAAATGGTTTTAAGCCATTTAGCGAGTTTCAAAAAGATGCAAGCAAGGTATTTGACACCTACAATAAGAACTACCTAACTGCTGAGTATAATAGTGCAATAGCACAAGCAAGGTCAGCACGTTTATGGATGGAAGTTGAAAGAGAAAAAAGTATTTATCCACAATTGCAATATGAAACGGTTGGAGATGGTAGAGTAAGACCTGAACACGCTGCATTGGATAACATTATACGTCCAGTAGATGATAAGTTTTGGAATACGAATTATCCTCCAAATTCATGGAACTGCCGTTGCGTTGTTTTACAGACTTATGATGCGGTTAATACCGATTTAAGAGGTAAAAAAAAGGTTATAGACGATGCTGTTCATCCATTATTTAGGTTTAATAGCGGTAAAAGTAAACAGATATTTACAAAGGAGCATCCATACTTTGAAGTAGCTAAACAAGATAAAGAATTTGCAAAAACGAATTTTGAATTACCTTTACCGAAGTAATGGCAAACGAGGCACGAAAAATACAAATGGCGCAAGTGAAATTGCAAAAGACATTAACTGCATTTATTACGGTTATGGGTACTGATGCAAAGAATCATTTTGTTAAGTCATTTAGAAATCAAGGCTTTGAAGATGATAGCATACAAAGGTGGCAACCGAGAAAGAATGAGATTAGTGGAGGCATTGCAAGAGTAAGACGTAAAAGTTTAGGCAGTAGAGCGATATTAGTAAAGACTGGAGATTTAAGACGTAGTGTAAGAGTAATTAGTAAAAGTTATAGAAGTATAGTTGTAGGTAGTGATTTACCTTATGCTCAAATTCATAACGATGGGCTTTATGGGAAGGCTTTTGGTAAACATAGGTTTAAAATGCCTAAACGTCAATTTATAGGACACTCAAATAAGTTGATAAGACAATTGAGAGCGAAATTAGATAGTAGAATAGTAAACGTATTTAAGTAGTGGAAAAGGAATTATACATAGCATTAAAACAAGAGATTGAAAGAGAATTACCAGAAATAAAAACGGTAAGGCTTTTTAACAATCAGTTTGAAAATGAGAGTACAGAGAATGCTTTTTTGTACCCTTGTTGTTTGTTACAATTCCAAGCAAACGGATTTAAAGAACTTTCACAAGGTGTTCAACAGTTTGATATGACTGTAACAACACATTTAGGATTTGAAAGCTACAAAGATGAAGATGTTGATATTTTACGATTGAAACAAGATTTATACAAAGTAGTAAATAGATTTAGAAACGAATATTTCAGTAGATTATTAAGAGTAGATGAGCGACCTAATTATAATCATTCAAACGTACAAGTATATGAAACTGATTATAAAACAACGGGTAAGGACTTTGCAGACGATATTAGACCGAATAAAGATGTAATAGCAACACCAGTAGTTACACCAACATTAACAACATTAGCTAACTTATAATGGCAAGAACGATAAATGAAATAATAGCAGAGATGGACGCAGAACAAGCGTTGCAATCTTCGTTAAGTGGTTTAAATAGTCCGAGCCAAACTGCTATCTATACACTATGGAAGTATATTATTGCTTCTTCTATTTGGGCGCATGAGAAGCTATGGGATTTATTTAAAGTAGAATTAGAAACAATAGCAAACAATGCGGTTGCTGGTACTGATGGATGGGTACAATCAAAAGCTTTAGAGTTTCAATATTCAGCAACAGACCCTCAAGTTATTACGCTGGTTAATTTTGTACCAACATACACAATAGTAGATACTGATTTACAGATTATAACACGTTGTAGCGTTAAGACTTTGCCGAATAAGGTAGTAAGTGTTAAGGTTGCTAAATCTGACCCTCCAAGTGCTTTGAGTTCAACAGAGTTAAGTGCATTTGGTGGTTATTTAGATGATATTAGTTTTGCAGGAGTACAATATAGTCCTATATCTTTGGCTTCGGATAAGCTATATTTAGATGCTGAGATTTTCTATAATGGGCAATATTCAAGTGTAATAAGTGATACAGTTATAGATGCTATTAATGAATATTTAGCTAATATTCCTTTTGATGGTAATGTACGTGTTTCATCTTTATACGATGCAATACAAAACGTAGCAGGAGTAACAGACGTTATTATTAACGATATGGCTATTCGTGCAGATGCAACAGTATTTGCTAATAAGACTTATTTAGTACAAAGTAACGCAACGATATACAATAAATACCCAACATTTGCAGGATATATTGTAGAAGAAGATACAGCAAGTAATACATTTGTTGACAAACTAACATTTACACCTGAGAGTTAATGTACGATATTTATGTTATAGATTTTAGTTTATTATGGGAGAAATTATACCCTCCTATATTAAGACAATCACTACATTTAGCGTGGGGGACTGTTGTAACTAAACCATTGCAACGATTAAGGAATTTAGCTTTTGAAGATTATGCAAATGGGAGTATAGCAACAATATACGATAATAGTACAGCATATTCAGTAGGAGATGAGGTGTATTACACGAATCGTGCTGTTTATAAATGTATTGAGGCGAGTACTGGTAATTTACCAACAGATACAAATTACTGGGTTAAGATTTTAGATAATAGAATAGGAGTAAGAGAGCGTATAAAGTACGATAGTAGAAAGGTATTATTTGAGTATGCTTTAAATAGATGGTTTGATGTGCCAAGTGCAGACCCTCAAATATACATAACAAATAACACTATTTATGGCACTGCATTTTTATTAGGCGAAAGTGGAGAAACATCAAGTACAATGGCTTGGAACTCAAACTTCCAAAACTTTTATTTAGGCAACTCATATAGTTATGAAAGTGATGCGTTTACTATTTACGTGCCATTATTAGTTTTTAACGCTTTAGATACAAACAATACAAATAGAGAAAATATAATAAGAGGCTTTGCGGATAACTACGTATTAAGCGGAATTACATATAATGTTTTAACATATTAATAACTATGAATACAATTTTAACAAGTGCTATTAGCGACCCGAACATACAGCAACCTTTTACTGGTAAGTCGTTACAATTCTTACAAAACAGTTATACTAACATATTTGATAGTGTATGTAAGTCAATTATAGGCGATAGGAATTATAGCGGATTAGGTTTCTATGCAATCAGTGGATTAAGAAATACTGGAACGCCTCCTGCTTATGTTATTCCTGAAGGATGGATTTTTTACGATGGGCAAATGTACTATTGCTCGGGTTATAGTGGAACTCCAGTAAATGATGTTATTGGAACTATCACAGTAACTTATGATACATCAATAGACCCAGTTACATTTACGGATGGTATAGCACGAAATGTACATAGAATACAAACAATTGTATTGAGTGATGGTGTTAGTGGTTCTGCTGATTTTGATTATGATGATTTAGATTTTGCACAAGATAGTTTTTATAGAACATTTGCACAAGGGGCTTACTCAGGTTCAAGTGCAACTGGAACTACAACACTGCCATTATCAACAGATGAATTAGACCCTAATGGGTGGTTAAATGGTGCTACTGGCAGATTTTTGCCAACTAAATCGGGATATTATGAAATATCAGCACATTATATTTTAAATGCTGGCAGTGCTGTTAGTGCAACTACAAATCAATTAGTAATACAAAAGAATGGTTCAACTGTTAGAACTATTGGCGGTGTAAGTGATTATGTTGGCTCAGATGACACAAGACACGCATCGGGAACTTACATAGTCCTATTGAATGGGAGTACTGATTATATCGAATTAAAAGCAATACAAGATACAGCACAAGTGTTAGCTTATGTTGTATATTTTACAGCAAAAAGAATTAGCGAGTAGTTTTTTAGTTTTCTGCTCGTTACAAGCCCCTCCACCTTGATTGGTTGCGAGGGGCTTATTTATGGATTAGTGTATATTATAGTTGTATCTACTTGAAACGTAGTGTTACCATAATTTGCCCAATCTGTAAGGTTTATATTTGGCTCAGGTTGTATTGGTTCGTCTTTTTCACAAGCAATAAGTATAGTGCTTGCAAAAATTAATAATAGTTTTTTCATAGTTTTATTTATTTAACCACTCACAAAAAGCACGAGCGTATAACTCTTTGCCTTTAGGGAATGTAATTACCACTTTGTTAGTTATTGTACTGTAAATAGAACGTCCATCAACTGATATTAGGTATTTCATTTTTTCAGTTCTTTAATTATTTCACAAAAAGGTTTTCCTGCCTTAATGTTATTTTGTTCTAACACTTTATAATGTGCTTTAATTATTTCCCTTGCTAAGTCGGATTCTCTAACACCACGATAAATACAATCGTTTAGGAATCTGTTTTTAGTTTCTGAAGATAAGTACGTTGTTGTTTTAACGTAGTTTAATTTAAGTTTTTCGCTAAGCCTTAATCTTAGTCCTACAAAGTCGGTTACAAATTTCATGTTGTTTGTTTTAAAACTGTTACAGTTGAATAATTGGAGCAAATATAATAATTAATATTGTATTATGCAATTTAAGTACATAAAAAATATAGCAGACGATAATTCAGAAGCGACTATTTTATTATACAACCAAATAGGTAGTTCTGTTGATGAGAATGGGAATATCACTTATGGTATTGATGGCAGTTATTTTGCATACGAAATGCAATACTTACAAGATAAGTGTAGCAAAATTAATGTTCGTATAAATTCAATCGGAGGCAATGTAATGGATGGTTATTCTATTATATCCTCAATTTTAAATAGTGCTATTCCAGTTGATACTTATGTAGATGGATTAGCAGCTTCAATTGCAGGAGTTATTGCAATGTGTGGTAAAAAGGTTTATATGATGGATTACGGTACATTAATGCTACACAATCCAAGCGGAGGTTCTGACAAAGCTGTTCTTAATTTAGTGAAAGATACATTAGTAACTGTTTTAAAAAATAGAACTTCACAAGATGAAGATACTATTTCTAAAATGATGGATGTTGAAACGTGGTTAGATGCAAAGACTGCTAAAGAAAAAGGAATGGTAGATGTTATTGTATCAAGTGGCAAAAAAATCAAAATGAATACCAGTGAAAGCCTATACAACATGGCTTTAATTTATAATAAATTAATAAACCCGAAAAAACAAATGAATTTAATCACAAACAAATTAGGATTAGATGAAAATTCAAGCGAAGAAATTGTAGTATCTAAAATTAGTGAGTTGAAAAATTCACTTGAAGAAATGCAAGCTGAAAACGAGAGAATTAAATCTGAGTTAGCAGCAAAAGAAGCTGAACTAACAACTATCGAAGCTGAGAAAGAAGCACATAAACTTGCATCTATCGAAGAAATGGTAAACTCTTTTAATGTAAAAGAAGAAGACAAAGCAGCTACAATTGAATTGGCAAAAGTGAATTTTGAAGCAGTTAAAAATATGCTATCAAAACAATCTGTTAAAGAGCCAGTAAAGGTATTTGACTTTAAAAACGTAGTAACAAAGAAAGGTTCAGAAGACCGTTCTTCTTGGACTATTAGAGATTGGGAAAAGAAAGATGCAAAAGGATTAGAAGTAATCCGTAATTCATCTCCTGAAACTTACGAAAATATGTATAACGAATTTTATAAAAAACAAAAATAAAACATGGCAACAATTAACAACCCATTCGGTGCAGCAAAAGTGGCTGCAATCGCAGCAACTGGAACAACAGCACTTACAATTGATGCTGATGTTACTTATGTATCTTCTTTAACTACCTTAACTGGTAACGGTACATTAGATTTAACTTTGTCTTCTGAATTAAAAGCAGGAGCAACTTTATTTGTTAAAGTAAAAACAACTGGAACTGAAACATTTACATTCGGTACTGGTATTGATGCACCAGTAGTAACTGGCGTAGCTGGTAAAACTTGGACACAAGGATTTTGGTACGATGGTACTATCTTTTTGCCAATGGGAGCAAAAATTCAAATTGATTAATCCAAATAATAATAATTAAATAACAAACACAAAATGGCATTACAAAAAGAAGTTTGGATTGCAGACATCCAAGAAACATTATTCGCTAATAACGAATTTGTAAATAGAGCTACTGACCACTCAATGTGGATTAGCAACAAAACGGTACACGTACCACAAGCAGGAGCAAATCCAGCAGTTAAGAAAAATAGAACAGTATTACCAGCAGCTATTTCTCAACGTACTGACACTGATTTAACTTATGATATGGCAGAATACACTACTGACCCTATCTTATTAACTAACATTGAAGAATTGCAAATTAACTATGCAAAACGTCAATCAGTATTATCACAACACATTGCTACTTTAGGAGATGTAATCGGTAACCAAACACTTTACGCATGGGCGCCAGCAGGAGCAGGAACATACCGTAAAACAACTGGTTCTGCATCATCTGCTGCATTAGCACCTACTGCAACATCAACTCGTTTGGCTATCACTTTAGCTGATATTGCTGCTGCAAAAGGAATTTTAGATGCTCAAAACGTACCAGCAAACGGTCGTGTTTTGGTTATGCCATCTGACATTTATAACGGTCAATTGTTAGCAATCCAAGATATTTACCAAGCACAATCTTACGGTTCATCTGCATTACCAAGTGGTGTTGTAAATCGTATTCACGGCTTTGATATTATCTTACGTCCATCAGTTGTTGTTTATGATAACTCAGGTACTCCAGCATTGAAAGCTGTTGATGCTGATGGAACTCCAACAACTGAGGCAACAACTGATAACATGGCTTGTTTAGCATTCCATCCATCATTTGTTTGTAAGGCTTTAGGTACTACTGATGTGTTCTATGATGAAGATAAACCTGAGTATTATGGTTCTATTTTCTCTGCATTAGTAATGCATGGAGCAGCGAAGTTACGTACTGACCAAAAAGGTATCGTAGCAATCGTTCAAGCTAACTAATAATAACTTATAGCACACTCGATTAACTTCGGGTGTGCTTATTTAAACTAAACTAAAATGACAAATGAATTTGCAAGTAAATTAGCGCAACCTTATTTGAGTAAAGATGATGTTAAAACATTATGTGTACTTGGAGATGGTGGTGTTTATTTAAACAATGAAATAGCAGTAATGCGACAAAATGCGCTTGACAGAAATGTTAAGATTTTTGTATTCAAAGGCGAAACAGAAAAACTTAATGAAGTAGTTGCAGAAACTAAAGAAGAAGTAGCAGAGCCAAAAAGTGAGGTTGAGAAACCTACAAAATCAAACAAAAAGAAATAATCTTAAAAATATTTTAAATGGCAAACGATGTAGTATTTATTAAAGGTCAGGGAGGTTTAGGACGTCCATTAGCAGGCGAAGACCATATCTCAGCACTTTTATTTTACACTTCGGCTACTTTACCAACTGGTTTTAGTTCTAATAACAGAATTAAACAAGTTTTTAGTTTAGCAGAAGCGGAGGCATTAGGTATTACTAATGTAGGAACTGGTGCAACAGCATCAACAGCAACCTTTGAAGTAACTAATAAAGGAGCAGTAGGCGATACTGTTAAATTAGTAGTAACTGGAATTGAGGGCGCAGTAACAATTGCTAATTATACACAAGTAACAGCAGATATCACAAGTTTAACAACTTCGGCAGCACGTTTAGCAGCAGAGATTAACTTAGGTACGTCTACACATGGTTATAGTGCAAGTCCATCAACAGCAACGGTAACAATTACAGCACCAAAAACTGAGGGTATCTTCTTAAATAGTGGTACTCCTTATGTAGCTACATTAACTGGAACTGTTGCAGGAACATTAACACAAAACGTAGTAGTAGGTGTTGCAAGTACAATTGATATTATGCACTATCACGTAGGGGAATACTTTAGATTACAACCTAAAGGAAATCTATATATTGGTATTTATGCTGTATCTGCTGACTTTGCAGAGGTTACAACAATGCAAAATTACGCTTTAGGTGCTATTCGCCAATTAGGTGTTTACACTCAAGCTGCTTATGCAACTGGAACAGTAACTTTATTACAAACACAAGCAACAAACAACGAAGCAAATCACAAACCTTTAGAGATTCTTTACAATCCTGACTTTGCTGGCACTGCTGACTTAACAGCTTTAACAACTACACACTCTTTAAGTTCACAAAACGTATCTGTTATGTTTGGACAAGATGGTGCAGCAAAAGGTTATAAGTTGTGGAAAGCAACTAACAAAAGTATCGGATGTTTAGGTACTTGTTTAGGAGCAGTAGCATTTGCAAAAGTAAGCGAATCAATTGCATGGGTATCTAAATTTAACGTAGCGAATACAGAGTATGAAACTTTGAACTTTGCAAACGGTCAAGTTTACAATGTAATTTCAGATGGTTCAATTGATAATTTAGACGCAAAAGGATTTGTATTTTTAAGAAAGCATATTGGTTTAACTGGTAGTTATTTTAACAATCCTTATACTTCAACTTTAATAACTTCTGATTATTCTCGTATCAATAACAATAGAACTATCAACAAAGCAATTAGAGGTATGCGTACTTTCTTATTGCCAGCTTTAGCAAGTCCTATAAAAGTAAACGAAGATGGAAGCCTTACAGATGATGTAATAGCTTATTTTGAATCACTTTGTAAACGTGCTTTAGATGTAATGCAAAGAGATGCAGAGGTAAGTGCTTTTAGCGTTACAATTGACCCTACACAAGATGTATTAAGCACATCAACTTTAGAGATTTCAGTATCTATTGTACCATTAGGAAGTGCAGATAATATCGAAGTAAACGTAGGCTTTGCAGTAAGTATTTAATTAAAAACATTAAGAAAAAATGAATAACATACAACCTTTAATTAACGGTAAAAGCTACGAATGGAGCGACATTACAATGAATGTAATGGGTGTGCCTATCGTTGGTGTAACTGCAATAAAATATGATGAAACTCAAGATATGACTAATATTTATGGTGCTGGACGTAGACCAGTATCTCGTGGATATGGTAAGATTGAGCCAACAGCAAGCGTAACCTTGTTGATGGAAGAAATCGAAAATTTGCAATCAGTAGCACCAAATGGTTTGGTAATGGATATTCCTGAGTTCGATATTATCGTAGCTTATTTGGATTCTGCATTAACACCACGTATTCATAAATTGAGAAATGTACGATTCAAAAAGAATAGCAGAGAAACCGCAACTGGCGACACTTCTATTCCAGTTGAGTTGGAACTTATTATTTCTCATATTGATTGGGCATAATAACTATTAAAACTAAAACTAAATGAAAACTAAAGAAGAATTACAATTGGAATTAAACAGCTTAAAGGGGAAGCATAAGATAGTTTACACTATTGAAGCACCTTTAAACGATGAAGAAACAGAGTTTGCAACGATTTATTTAAAGAAGCCTGACCGTATGATTTACGCAATGGTAAGTAAATTAGCAACTGGAAATGACCCTTTAAAAGCTGTTGAAGCGTGTTTAAAATCTTGTTATATTGGAGGCGATGAATTAAGTTTGATTATCCAAAATGATGAGGCTTTAATGTCCTGTGAAACTCCTATTGTAGAAATGTTAAGAAAAAAGGAAGCTGTTTTAAAAAAAAATTAAACCAGTATTCAAGTGAAATAGCGGAGCAGGAGGTGTTAAAAAATACCGCAATGCTCCGTTTTTATTATCCAAATATTAATGTAGATAAACTAACTGATAATCAGTTTTGTAAGCTGGTATCTGAAATGTTTTTTGTATTAAAGTTTAACGGAACGCTACAAGATAAAAATGAGTAATCAGAATTTAAAATATACCCTTTCACTTCAAGACTTATTTACTGGTAAGATGAATGCTGCAATTAAGCAAACGCAGCAATTAGATAGTTCATTTAACAGTTTAGGAAGTAAGTTAAAAACATTAGCAGTAGGATTAGGAGTTGGAGCATTAGGGAAATCTGTATTAGATACTGGTGTTCAGTTTGATTCAATGCGTATGCGTTTAGAAACGCTATTAGGTAGTTCACAAAAGGCTGCTGGTGTATTTGAACAGATTAAAAAAGATGCTGCAAGTACTCCGTTTGACGTTGCAAGTTTGGTACAAGCAAATAGCTTACTTATTGGTGCTGGTGTAAGTGCTGGACAAGCACGAACTGATGTATTAGGTTTAGGGAATGCTATTGCTGCTACTGGTGGCGGTACTGATGAATTGAGTAGAATGGCTGTAAACTTACAGCAGATAAAAACATTAGGCAAGGCAAGTGCAATGGACGTTAAACAGTTTGCATTTGCTGGTATTCCTATTTATCAAATGTTAGCTAAGTCAACTGGTAAAAGTGTTGCTGAGTTAAAAGAGATGGATGTTACTTATGAGCAATTAACTGATTCTTTTGCAAAGGCAAGTCAAAAAGGCGGTATGTTTTTTAAAGGATTAGAAAACCAAAGCAAAACAGTAGGCGGTCAAATAAGCAATTTAAAAGACCAATTCACATTTTTACTTTATGACGTATTTAATGCTTTAAAGCCTGCTATTTTTACTATTGTTAAAGGACTTTCAATGATGCTTAATGTATTTAAAGCATTGATTCCACTTATTAAAATGGCAGTTATATTGTGGGGTTCGTACTATATTAAGTTAAAATTAGCTACTATTCAAAGTTCATCATTTGCACTCATACAAAGAGCAATGGCTATGGGTATGAGTAAAAGTGCTGTTGCTGCTGGATTCTTAAAACGTGGAATACAAGGTATAGGACAAGCAATAAAGGCAGTGCCAATTTTAGGGTGGGTATTGGCTTTAGTAGATGGAATAACCTATTTATGGGATAAGTTTAGCGGATTTAGAGAGAGTGTTTACGCTTTCTTAAATGTGTTTTCAAACATGGGCAAGGTTATTAAACTTAACTTTCAAGGTATTGGATTAATGTTAGAATCTGTTTTAACACGTAACCAAGATAAAATGAAAGAGGCTTTAATGAAGTTTTCCGAAGCTGATGGAATACAAAAAGGAGCAGCATTAAGCGGAATAATTAAAGGTAAAAAAGAGTTCAATGCAGAGAATGGTATAGGCGGTGCTTTAGGCAGTTCAATGGGGGCTACTGGTGGAGTTGATGCAAACGGAAATGCAAGCGGTAAGGGATTAGGTAGCGGAACAGAAGTAAGCGGAGCAAGACCACAAAGCTTGACTATTAACATTGAAAAATTAGTAGAGAAATTAGAAATAAGCACACAAAACATACAAGGCGGTTATGCTCAAATAAAAGAGCAAGTAACTAAAGTATTGTTAGAAAGTGTAAACGATTTAAATATGATTACTCGATAATGAATAATAATTTTACATTAAATGAGGGTTTTAATCCTAAAGGACAATCGGAGTTAATTTTAAAGAACTTCGGACTATCTTTTATTAAGCCTAAATTTTATCAAGTAAATGGTGGTAATGTAGCTACTTTGCAGGAGTTAGCTAAAGAAGATGGACAAAGGGATAAACAAAATAGTTTCTTTGGGTTGCCAGTATTTGACGTTCTTACGTTTATGGGAATGAATTATATTGCGTACGATGGTAAAAAGATTACATTAGATACCATTCATTTTGGAGTGGCACTGTGTGATATAAACCAAAGTAAAAACATTATAACGACTTCAATACAAGGTAGAAACGGAACTATAAAAGAGTATATTAGTGATGGGGATTACACAATAAATATTAAGGGTGTTATAACTTCGGCTGCACAAGATTACTATCCTGAGCAAGATGTAAAAAGATTGAAAGATTTTTGCGATGCACCTACACCTATTTCTATTGCATCTCAATATATCAATATGTTTGGGATTAAAGATATAGTAATTAAGGATTATTCTTTTGCTCAAGTAGAGGGGATGAGAAACGTACAACCGTTTGAACTTAATTGTTTAAGTGAAACACCTTTTGAGATTAAGAGCCAAACACAAAATACAACAGCAGGAACATCTAAAGCAAGTCCAAGATTTATATAATGTTAAGACTAAATAGCAAAATAACATTTACGAGTAAAACGGATGGTACTGAAATAGTATTTGACTTTGTTAATAGTGTAGAAATTGAAAGCAGTTATGAGAATTTAACAGAAACTGCAAAAATCACTATACCGAGAAAGTTAAATTTTGATGGTAAGCCAATAGCTGTTGGATTGAATAGTATTTTTAAAAGAGGGGATAGTGTTAAGATTGAATTAGGCTATTTCCCTGACCTTAGAACGGTGTTTAATGGTTACATAACAAAGGTTAGTCCAAAAACACCAATAGTATTGGAGTGTGAAGATAATATGTTTATTTTAAAACAAACTATTATACCGAAGTATTCTAAAACAACGGTAACGCTAAAACAATTGCTTACTGATATAATTGGTACGGTTGTAAATTTTAGAACTTTATTAGAAGTTAATTTGGGTAGTTTTAAAATAAGCAATGCAAGTGTAGCACAAGTATTGGACACGTTAAAAAGTGATTATGGTTTTTATAGTTACTTTGTTGATGGTGTTTTAAATGTCGGTTTAGCGTCCGATGCAAGCGATACACAAACGATTGAATTTAAGTTTGAAGAAAGCATAATAGATGATTCAAGTTTAGAATACCAACGTGAAGAAGACATGAGATTGAAAGTAAAGGCGGTATCTATAAATTCAAGTGATAACAGTAAAACAGAAGTTGAAGTAGGCGATGAAGATGGTGCTTTAAAAACATTCCATACTCAAAACGCAACAGAAACAGCATTAAGAAAGTTCGCAGAATTAAAGTTAGCTGAGTGGAAATATGAGGGATTTAGCGGTTCGTTTAAAACATTCGGAGAGCCTTATATTAGACATGGGGACGCTTGCAAATTAGTAAGCGATAAGATACCCGAAAAGAATGGAACGTATGAAGTGGTAAGTGTAAAAAGGTCTTTTAATACCGAAGATGGTTACAAACAAGACATTGAAATAGGAATAAAACTAAATGGCTAATAACAACAGTATTAAACAAGCGATAAGGGAACTTACAAAAACAGACGATGTTTTGTACTCTGTTTTGTGCAAAGTAAAGTCAGTAGACACAACAAATAATACTTGTGATTGCGAACCTATCAATGGAGATGCTGACCTATTAGAAGTTAGGTTAATGGCTCAAAATACGGATGGATTTGTAATTATTCCAACTGTAAACAGTACGGTAGTTGTAACAATGATTAATAAATATACTGGATATGTAGCAATGTTCAGTGATATTGAAAAGATATATTTAAATGGCGATAATTACGATGGATTGGTAAAGGTTGGAGATTTAGTAGAAAAACTAAACAATTTAGAAGACTTAGTAAATGACTTAGTTACTAAATATAATACCCATACACACCCATACGTTAATGTAAGCACTCCAGCAGTTACAAGCCCTACAACGTCTTTGGAAACAACGGTATTAGTGCCAACACAACAAACGGAATTAGAAAACACAACAGTACTGCACGGAAATGGTTAAAGATATAGCATTAGATAGTGATTTAGATTTGGTTATAGAAAACGGAGATTTTAAAATATCCGATAGCGACCAAAACCATGTAATTTTAATTATAAAAAGTTACTTCGGAGCATTTAAACAATACCCACTTATCGGAGTTGGTATAGATAATTACATAGCTTCGGTAGGGATGGAGCAAATTATAAAAAGGAATATTACGGTTCAACTTGAAAGCGATAGTTACAATGTAAACGAGGTTAAGGTTGAGGGTAACGATAAATATAGTATTGACGCTAATAGAATAGAATAATGGCAACTAAAACAGTAACAGTAAAGGATGGACAAACAATTTTTGACCTTTCTTTGCAATTGTATGGGAGTATTGAATTTGTTTACAAAATAATTGAAGATAACCCTACAATAACTAACATACACTACCCTAATTTAGTAGGTTTAGAAATAACTTACGAAGAACAAGGGTTTGATTTGACTAATTATTTTAGTACTAACAATATAAGTATTTCAACAGATTATCCAGTTATTAATACTGGAAATTCATTTGATGAAAGCTTTGATTTATCATTTAACTAATGGCTGTAAAGAATAGAACAGATTTAACAAATACATTGCTTGCTAATATTACTGATGAATTAAGCAGACAAAACACAGCAGCAAGGGTACGTGAGATTATACAAGATATAATCGATAGCGGATTAAATAGTATTGACGATGCAGCAAGTCCTACAAATATTTATAGTACCGTTGTTTCAATACCAAGTGCTTCAGTTTTAACAAGTGGAGTTACTCCAGTTCAATTAATTGCTCCTGCTGGTGCTGATAAAGGTATAGTATTATTGTCAAGCACTGTTTTAGCTGGTAGATTTAATAGTGTTTCATATACAACTAATTTAGACATAGCTATCTATACCGATACAGCAACTGACAATCAATTATACTTTAGTAATTTTTTAAATTTCACATTAGATAGGGTAAGTGTTGGAAGTCAACAACAAGCAACAAGCGCAGCAGATACTCAAATAATTGCAAATAAAGGTATTTATTTAAAAACAGTTGGCGGTAATCCAGTGGCTGGTAATAGTCCAATATCTGTTGCATTACAATATATTATAATTGATTTATAATGGCAGTAGAAAACATATTAAAGGGAACTGATGTAACTATTAGAACTTTTGAAGTAAAAGATTCTGCTGGAGCAAATATACTTATTGCTGATTTAGAAGATTACAATATTTATGTTTACCAGTTAAATAATAATGTAAAAACACATTTATTTACGTTTAGAAAAACTCCAGTAGGAGATGATAAGCAGATAATTATTGTTGATGCCGAAACAATAGGATTTGTAGTTGATAGGACGCAAACGGTACTTTGTGATACTGGAAGATTATATGCAGAAATAGAAGTCCAATTAACTGCCAATTCTAATTATATTTCATCTTTACAGAACGTAGGTAATGATGCTTATGTAGTTTGTAATATTGTAGAATCTGCTAATCCTTTGGCTCTGTAATGACTTTTGTATTTAACATACCAAGTCCAACAGCTACATTTGTATTTAGTGTGCCTAATGTTACTTACTCAAGTGGCGGTTCAAGTGCTGGGGATATTGAAATTTATTTAGATGGTGTATTAATAGATACGCAAGCAACATCAGATTTTAACACAGAAACAGTAACCGTAGAATGGCTTTAGCATTTAACATACCAAGTCAAATAGTAGTTCAAACTGCAGCTGCATGGGCAGCGGATTCAACCGTTTATTCCGCAAAACGATTGCTTATCACAAGTGATGAATTTTGGGATGGAACCAATCAATGTAAGTTTAAAATCGCCAACGGTTCAAGCGCATGGAGTGCATTGGTTTATCCTCCATTTGTTACAACTGGCGGTGCTACCTTTTTAGGTGCTATTAATGAAAAAAAGGGAAGCGATATTGCAAGTGCAAGTACAACAGATATTGGCGCAGCAACAGGAAACTATATTCATGTTACCGGTACAACTACAATTACAGCACTTGGAACAATCCAAGCAGGTACACGAAGAATTGTGGAGTTTGATGGAGCATTAACATTAACCCATAATGCAACATCACTAATATTGCCAACAGGTGCAAATATTACAACTGCAGCAGGCGATGTTGCTTCATTTATAAGTGAAGGAAGTGGCAATTGGCGTTGTGTTAATTACATGAAAGCTGATGGAAAATCATTAACACCTACTTTAAAAAAGTCGCAAACAATTGTGTTTTCGCATTCCAGTCTTGCAATATCGGATGGTCTCACATACTTTTTTGCTGTTTCGGGTAGTACAGCTACAACAGCAACTGGTGCACTTCGTAGAAAATTCAGTATGATCAATGGATATATTTATGAAATAGTATGCCATATTGCTGTTGCTACAACACTTGGTTCAAACGAACAAACAACAATCAAACTAAATAACAAAACACAAGGCACAAGTGTAACAATAACAACTGTTGCGCAATACGATACTGTTTCTCAAACATACACATTAACATTATCAACGCCATTCGCAATTTCAAAATGGGATTCATTGGAAATTGAAGTTTCACCACAAACATATGCGACAAATCCTGCAGGTGTATTTCATTACGTTGAAGCATTGGCTATGGAATCTTAAAACAATAAACAATAAGCAATGAAAAAACTATTTTTAATCTCGGCACTATCAATTTTAGCCTTTTTAGGATGCCAAAAAGAGCAACAGTTCGTTCAACCACAAGCTGAACAATCAACAGTATTAACACAATCGTTCCGAACCTATTCAAGTCCTGCACAAGCATTATTTGATAAATGGGATTCATTAGGATGTTCAGCAAGCGCACAGGATAAAGACAAATACTCCGAAGCAATTGATTATCTAATTGCAAAAGGTGTTTGGGATTCGTTGGACTGTATTTTTAAGTTTGATGTTCATCATAAAATCGCAGCATTAGTTAATTGGAAAAACCCGCAACATATAGCAACTATTTCAGGCGATTATGCAGGTAGTTTTATCCCATACAAAGGTTTTGATGGCAACGGTACAACATTTAAAATTAACACCAATTACAATCCTTACAACAGTACTTTATACACGTTAAATAATTGCATGAAGGGTATTTATATTAATTCAAATGAAACACAAAGCAGGGTTGATTTAAGTTCTGAAAGCGTAACAAGCAATGGATTGAATGTTTATTTACAAAATAATAATATTCCAAAATCAGTCCTAACATTATGCAACAATTCAAATGATTTATACTACTCTCCAATTTTACAAGCCTATGGATGGCACGTTTCAACTCGCGTTAATTCAAGTGAATACGAAAGTTTAAAGAACGGTGTAAGTATAACTAAATTACCAAGAGCAAAAGCAAGTGCAAGTATTCCTAATCAAAATGTATATTTATTTTGTAAGAACGTAAATGGTGTATTTAGTGGGTATTCTAATAAAACTATTTCGGGTGCTTTCTTTGGTGCAAAGTGTAATCAGTTAGAAGTAATTAACGGTTTAAATATTTGGGGGCGTTATGCTGGTAGTGTACCAAGTAAATTATTAATGATAGATGGCAATAGCCTAACAAAGGCGGCTTATTGGGTTGATAGAGCGTTAAGGAATTACGGAAGTACTAACTATGTTAACGAGGTTTGTCAGGCTAAAGTAGGAATAAGAACGAACGAAATGTACTATGCTTTCCCGAATACATTAGGTAAGGTTAAATCGGATATTTACACTAAGAAGATTTTAGTAGTTTGGGAGTTAACAAACGATTTTTATTTAGGAGGTCAAAATGTAGACAGTGCTTATAATCATTTAGTTGATTACTGCAACCAAGCAAAAGCTATACATGGTAATGATTTGATTATTTTAGTTGGTACTTGCTTACCAAGAGATTACATGACTCCAGCGTTAAGACAAGAACTTAACACACGAATAAGAAACAATTACACCACATTTGCAACCGATTTAATAGACGTTGGTGGCGATAGTATAGTAGGAGTTGATAGCTATGGAGTTAACGGAGTAGGAGAAAGAAATACAATTTATTACGGTGCTGATAAAACTCATATGACTATTACGGGTTATAACTATGTATCCGATAATTACTTTTATCCTAAAATTGACTTTTATTTAAACTAATTTATGAGCCACCAAGATAAGATACAATATACAATAGATGTTATTTTAACGGTAATCGGAGGTGCAACGGCAGCAGCTTCAACACTTGACAGTATAGAGCAAATAGGTAGAATATTACTATTATGTGTTTCAATTTTATCGGGTGTATTTTTAATCCTTGTTAATTGGAATAAAGCAACAACACAGTTAAAAAAATTCTTTGGTAAATGATGGAAAACATTAGCGAACATATCACATTTAAAGAGGCTACTTATACAAGTAAGAAATTACCAAATGTACCAAGTGAAAACGAACTAAAAGCAATGAAGTTAGTCGCTTTATTATGCTTTGAGCCAATGCGTAAATGGTATGGTAAACCTTTAAAGGTAAACTCTTTTTTTCGCTCTAAAGAAGTAAATAAAGCAGTAGGTGGAGCAAGTACAAGTCAGCATTTATTTGGAGAGGCTATTGATTTAACAACTGGTAGTATAGAGGATAATGTAAAGCTATTTGAATGGGCAAAATCAAACCTTACATATGACCAAATAATTTTAGAAAATAACGGTGTTTGGGTTCATATATCATACAGAAGCGGACGCAATAGGCAACAAGTTTTAAGAATAAATAAATAAGGTAATACCCTTATAATTATAAAATATAAGGCAATAGCCTGATAATTAAAAAATAAATTAAGGTTATAGCATGAAAAAACTAAAAGAAATAGTAGAGAATATTTTAAACTCTCTTAAAAATAACAAAGACGGATATAGTGCAAGGAAACTCAGTGGTTTAATAGTTATGATTTTAGTTATAGCAACTCACATTAAATGGTTCAACTCCGATAAATGGGAGTATTTAGGCGAAGTGTTAGTGTTTGATTTTACGTTTATATTAGCTTGTTTAGGATTAACTACATGGCAAAGCGTAAAAGAGAATGGAACTAAAACTGAAAACAATAGTTGAGTATGTTTATAGTAAGAAAAGCGTAGTAATACAGAACATTATACCCCCTCGCAATCAGCACGAAACAATGCTAATGAACATAATGTATAACTTTATTTTGCAAAATCGAAATAAATAGTATTGAAACTTCATATATAAATAGGATATAACAAATATAATTTGTATGTTTGCCTAAACTAAAACTAAAAATATGAAGTGGAAAGACAAAAATATTACCTATGTAATCAATAAAGACGGTAGTGTTTATAGTAATTACAGCCAAAAATTTTTAAAGCCATATATGGGTAGACATGGCTATCATGTTGTAGATATTAATAAAAAAAATTATCGAGTTCATAGATTAGTTGCTGAAAAGTTTATCCCTAATCCCGAAAAGAAACCATTTGTAAATCACATAAACGGGATTAAAACAGATAATAGAGTTGAAAATTTAGAGTGGTGTACTGCATCTGAAAATACTAAACACGCTTACGATACTGGTTTAATGAAGCCTAAAAAAGGTAGTGTTAATGGCAATTCAAAAAGCCTTATAGATATAAAGACAAACAGAATATTTAATACTGTTAATGAAGCTGCGGAATACCTAAACATGAAAAGACCCACGTTATCAAATATGCTAACTGGATTTAGAAGAAATAAAACTAATCTAAGATATTTATAAGATGGGCTTTAAAAGATTATACTTTGACATAGAAACAAGTTATGAAATAGCTTGGGTTTGGCGACCTTCCTTTAAAACCTCAATAAGTTTCGACCAAATAATTAAACAGTCAGCAATTATCTGTATTTGCTATAAATGGCAAGGCTCGGATAAAGTACACCACCTAACATGGGATAAAGGTTGCGACAAAGAAATGATGCGTAAATTTTACGATGTTATTAAAGATGCTGATGAGGTTGTAACACACAATGGCGATAATTTCGATATAAAGTGGATTAGAACACGTTTCTTATTACAAGGGTATAAAAGTATGCCTGAGTTAAAATCTATTGATACGCTTAAAATTTCAAGGCAAAAATTCAAGTTTGACAGTAACCGATTAGATGCTATTGGAAAGATATTAGGATTTGGAGGTAAAAAAGATACGGGCGGTATTCAGTTATGGCACGATATTATTCAAAAGAACAGCAGAAAGGCTATGAGTGATATGGTTGCTTATTGTAAAAGGGATGTTGAATTATTAGAAAAAGTCTTTTTAAAATTAGAAGGATTTGCCAAACCTAAAACACATTTAGGGGTTTATAGTGGAGGCGATAAAGCAGATTGTCCTTATTGTGCTGGATATGATGTAAAGATAAAGGATAGAGTGGTAAGTGCAAGCGGAACGATAAAGATAAGAATGAAGTGTAAAGAATGCGAAAAACACTATTTAATCCCATTGAAAGTTTATAACGACTGGAACATTAAAAAACTTAAATAAATGTTTGATAAATTAATTGATTTCCTTATAAGCATTATTGACCACATTAACCCTTTTGTTATTATAAAAGAGTATCAAGAGGCAGTGCTATTGCGCAATGGTAAATTTAAACGAGTAATGAAAAAAGGTCTTCATTTAAAATATCCGTTTATAGATGAATACATACAACAGCACACATTATTAACTACATTAACACTACCAGCGCAATCACTTGTTACAAAAGATAATCATAACATAGTGGTTAAGTCAGTTGTAAAATATAGGATTACAGATGTTAAAATATTCTGTTTAGAACTATTTGATAGCGTAGATGCAATTAGCGATATATCGCAGGGAGTAATTAAAACTATTATAATGGATAGTAATTGGGAAAAGTGTATAGATAATGGATTAGATAACCTATTAAGTAAAAAGATTAGAGCCGAAGTAAAGAAATACGGAGTAGAAATAGAGCAAGTAACACTTACTGATATAGCAAAGATACGCACTATAAGACTAATAAATGAGAGTATTGTTAACGGATAGCACCTACATAGAAATAAAGCCATATAAAGAGGTTTATATTAATTATGAATCAAACGATATGTTTTTAGGATTCTGTTATTTAGGAATAGTTATTCTGACTTGCTACCTAAAAAGAAAGTAACCCACCCAAATAAGCCTACATTTTAACCGATGTAGGTTTTTTTATTTAAAAATTTTCCTTTTGATTATCAGTTAGTTATGTTAAAATTAACCATAAAAGTAAAAATAAATTTGCACGTAAAGGAATAATTTGTACATTTGTCCTATCAAACTAAAACAAACGATATGTTAGAAAGAGAATTAACACCACCCGAGCAAGATAATTCAATAGACATTGAAAACGATTTGCTAACTGAAAAAGAACGCCTTTGGAATCTTCAAAACGAGATAGGCAACAAGCAAATGAAATACGATGACTTAATTCTAAAAGCAGAACAAAAGATTAAAAAGATTAGCAGTTCAAATTACTATAAAATATTCTCTAACTACTTCGAGCAACAAGAGGCAATAATAAGTGCTGAGCAAGTATTGAATAGACTAAAGAATAGATGGAAAGATTTAGATAACCAAGTAAATGCAATCTTAGAGCGAATAGAAGAAATAGAACAAGATTTAAAAGTAAACAGATAAGTATAATAATAATTTAAAAAGTAAACTAAAACCATGAAAAACTTAGTAGACTACACACCCGAACAATTACAGTATATCGTTAGAGAGCGTAACGAGTACAAATGGATAAGCATTATCGCAGTAATAACAATCTTTGCTTTATCGTTTTGGATAAGCGAGTTAATCTACCAGCGAGATTATGAAACACTTGAAAAGCTAAAGTACAAGGCAATAGCAGAGAAACAAACAGAGTATTACCAAACCAAGTTAGATACAATGGTATTCTATAACGAGTGCGGAGTAAGGATTGAATTAAAAGA